CCGGAATGTAAAGATCACTCATACCTTTCATAAAAAGGAGGCTGATAACAATTTCTTTCATAAGCTTTTGATTTGATTTTTCAAAATTTATGAAGTTCTTGAGATCATGGCACCCTTCCCTAAAAGGTATAGGACCAGCTAATGGACAACTCTTCCTCAGCATATTGTTAGCAATAGCCCAGGTGTCCCAATCGCGGGCCATCGGTAATGGTTTAACCCCGAATTCATCGAGGTTATCCCTAAGTATCTTCGCCACACATAAATCACGTGTAGTTATCTTACTTAGGTCCATCATTCCGAGGCCTCCACAATAAGTAGGGAGCCACCAGGAACCAGTAAAATGTGTGCGCTTGAGCAAGTTACCGTTATAGTAGCAGAATCGTTTTTTTACAAGGTCAAGACATTCGTCAGGACAGGTATTCACCAACTCGTTAAATTTCGAACCAATATTACCTAAAGTAGTACTGGCTTCTCCACTCCGACCTGAACCTTTCATGATCCGAAGATTCACATACTTTCGTACCACCCACTTACCATCGAAGTAATCAAAATGCTTAGAATTAATCACCGCGAACTCCCTAGAGAAATAAGTTTTCCCTATAGAATTCTCGAGACCAATGATAGACATCAGATCCTTCCAATAGTCAAATAACTTGGGGTTACTACTCATGAGCAGACAATCGTCCCCATTAACAGAGAGGGGCACTTTATCGAGAGTTGTTTCATATCCTGTTGCAATTTCATAAACGTACCGATTCCCAGCTGCATTAGCCAAACATAGAAAAATGAATGAAACTATTGAACCCATTAGTTGTCCACATTTCTGATCTATGGATAAGACTCTATTAGTAGAGAGATACTCATAATCAATAACTCCATATGTAAGTTGAAACTCCCACGGGTCATTTCTAAGACAAAATTCAAGGTCATAATCACATAAATGGTTTACATCTTGAAAGTCAAAGGTATGGCCTGTGAGAGCTTTCTTACATAAGGAAGTTAGTGTAGGTGGAAACTCGAGTACCTTCGACAATTCATCTAAGAGTGTCTCTGATACCCAAGTAAATAGGTTATCGGTAGCAGCTTTAAAATCACCACTGAGAAAGTACATTCCTTGTTCAGAACAAGGAAATCCAAAAACTTTCTCGATGTACTCTGTGTCCACGACCCTTCCTGTCAGCTCAAAACACCGAAAACGTTGTAAACGCTTCCAGAGGAACTTCTGTAGAGGCTTAAGCACAAAGTAGGTACAAGGTGGTCCTTTTGTAATCACACGAACTTTTAACGGTTCCGCAAGGCCCACAGGTTCCACATATCCAGGTTCCTGCAGCGCTTGAAGGTAACTATTCCAATAGAGCTTGCGATAATACTTTTTGAATCTAGTATTATCATATTTGTACCCATAGACTTCATGTTCATAGTCAGGGTCCTTATCAATATGCTCTTGGTCAAGCTTTCCAGATCGTCCAAAATGCTCGGTTATCTTCTTTCTAACTCGAACCATAGAGGGTTCGAAGTCTATTTCTGCTGTCTCAATGAATTTAAATCCATCCGATTGAGATTCTTCCAACAGTTCAGCAGGTCTTATCAGATCCATGATATGACCCACAGCTCCCCCACGCGTGCGCGAACGATTGTAATTGGCATTCGTAGACGGAAATTGGGGTTTTACCAGATCCTCTAATGAGAATTTAGTATCACCAAAAACTTCCTGAACAATTCTACGAAGTTGCTGTTCAAAGTCTTCTCTTTTAA